GCATTTGGAATTGTACACGTTCCTCAATCTGGAGCGAACCCCACAGTATTAAAAAACCCTGCAACGTTCCCGCTAAACATCAGCGAGCGTACAGATACCGACCGTACTTATTCACTTAATCAATTCGCTTTAGAGCCAACATTGATTACAAACCTTGATGAGTTACAAATCAGCTATGACAAAAGACAATCAGTTTTAGGTCAACAAATCAGCACACTTACACAAAGAATTGGTGATGAGGTTGCTATCAGTTGGTCCGCTTCGGGTGCTGCTAACATCGTAAGCACTTCGGGTTCTGCTGCTGCAACTGCTTTAGCACCGGGAGCAACAGGAACACGTAAGCAGGTGGCACTTGCCGACATCGCAGCATTGGCTTCTAAACTTGATAAGGACAATGTACCACGCGGTAACAGAAAGTTGTTAATGTCAACTGATATGTTTTGGGAGTTATTCCAAATCAGTGATGTTATCCGTGCTTCTTACAATGGCTTCCAAAATCAAGGAAATGTGTTGCAAACAGGCACTATTGCTCAATTGTATGGCTTTGATATTATGATGCGCCCTGTTGTATCGGTTTACGCTAACAGCACAACCGTTCCAAAAGCATTTGGTGCTGCAACTGCAACAACTGATAACTTGGCTTGTATCGCATTCCATTCAACATCAGTTGCACGTGCGCTTGGAAGCATGAACCCATTGTACGATAGTGGCTCAAACGGTAACGGTAAGCCAGAGTATTTAGGTTCAATCTTCAACATGGAAGTAATGTTAGGTTCTGCTATTTTAAGAGCCGACATGAAAGGTGTTGCCGCTCTTGTTCAAACTTGGGTATCTTAATAAAATCAATCGTTTAACTAAAGAGGCCTACCCGCTATAATGTAGGTAGGCCTTTTTTAATACCAATAAATAAATGGCATTACCAAATATAAATTTCGTAAAATCAACAAGCGGTTTAGGCCGAGCATTACCCGGCACTGATTACGTCAGCGGGATGCTTCATTACTACGCTTCGGGTGCAACACTACCAACAGGGTTCACAGCAAATGACAGAGTAAAAAAGATTTTTTCCGTAGCCGATGCCGAGAATTTAGGCATCACAGGCGACCATTTGGGCGAAACGGCAGCAGTTGCTAAAGTAGTTATCGGTGGCACGCCAGCAGCAGGCAACACCGTTAAGATAACCTACACAGGCATTTTAGGAGTTGAAACCGTGCTTGATACCTATACATTGACCACTGCCGATGCTGTAAGCACCACAACCGCAGCAACAGCGTTAAGAGTGGCTATCAATGCAGGAACACAAACACATGGGTTTAGTGCAACAAGTTCGAGTGCTGATTTATTCATCACAACCAAAAGCGGTGAGGGTATTTTTCCAAACAGTGGCACTCCTTACGCATCAACTGTAACAGGTGGTGGTGTTACAACTACATGGACACAACCAACAGGCAGCGGTTCAACTGTGTTAGGTATTGCATCATGGATTGACACGCTTTACTACCACATTAGCGAATACTTCCGTATTCAGCCAAAAGGTGAGTTGTACGTTGGTTTATACGTAGAGGAAGCTACATATACCTTTGCTGCAATAACATTGATGCAGAATTACGCACAAGGCGCAATTAAGCAGATTTCAGTGTTTGAGAAAAACGTTGCATTTAGCACTGCTCAACTATCGGCATTGCAAGCAATCGCAAACGCAAACGAAGCCGTTTACAAGCCGTTGCAAATCATGTTGAATGCCGAAATCAGTGCAACTGCAAGCGTGGCATCATTGGTTGACCTATCAACCTCAACTGCTCCGAATGTATCGGTATGTATTGCACAAGATGGCGCAAACAATGGATATTACATCTACAAAGCAACTAACAAATCAGTTGGTGCTATCGGTGCAATGTTAGGTGCTGTTTCATTAGCAGTTGTAAGCGAGTCAATCGCATGGGTAAGCAAGTTTAACATGGCCTTGGGTGCAGAATTAGACACGATTGCATTCAGCAACGGTGAAGTTTACACAGCTCTTGCAGATAGTCAATTTGAAAGTTTGAACAATTACTCTTATGTGTTCCTGCGCAAGCTAACAGGCATCACGGGCAGTTATTGGAGCGATAGCAAAACAACTGTATCACCAACAAGCGACTATGCAACGATTGAGAATAACCGCGTATATCAAAAGATTACACGTGTAGTTCGTGCCAATATGCTACCTGCTTTAAGTTCACCATTGAAAGTGAATGCAGATGGCACGTTGACCGCAGCTACAATAGGTTACTTTGAAACATTGGCGAATAACCCATTGGTACAAATGGAAGCCGATGGCGAGTTATCAGCGCATAAAGTTATCATCAATCCTGCGCAGGATGTACTTGCAACAAGCACATTGGAGTTAACATTGCAGAATGTACCTTTGGGCGTTGCAAGAATTATTAAAATTAATGTTGGATTTGTAAAATCAGTATAAAACATGGCACAAAATGGACTTCCGTTAATTAACGGCAAAGCGTATGAGTTTGCAGATATTACTTGCATCATACTTGGAACACCAATCATAGGTGTTACCGCAATCGAATACGGTGAAGAAGATGCTACCGAGAATATCTATGCAACAGGGCGTTATCCTGTATCGCGTGGTTACGGTCAAATTACACCGAGCGCAAAGATTACGATATTGATGAACGAGGTAATGAACATTGTATCAGCGGCACCAAATGGCCGCATACAAGACATTCCCGAATTTGACATCATTGTAACCTTTACGGATGTTAACTTGTTGCCAGTGGTTCATAAAATCCGCAATTGCAGATTTATGAAAAACATGATTGCTTCGGCAACAGGTGACACTTCAATACCAATGGAATTAGATTTAATTGTTTCACATATCGAATTTGTTTAGTAAATTTGCGCAAACCAAATCAATAAACAAATGACTAACATTGAAGAATTAAAATCAAAGTATCCAGGTGTTGAAATCTACACCTTAACCGTAAACAACAGGCAAGGGCAACCCATCACGGTTTATTTACGTGAAATGGACAGAATTGCATACAAAACCGTAAGCGGGTTAATTGCAAAGGATGAATTGATGGGTGTGGAGTCGTTTTTACGCACACTTTGCGTTGAGGGCGATGTTAACGCTATCATCAATGACTTTAAAGCATTACGCAGCGCAGCAATGACTATCTTACCCATGTTGACATCGGAAGCAGGTGAATTAAAAAAAAATTAGACACCGCAAAAAAGTTATTGGAAACGGATGAGTTTGCGCGTCAAAATGCACTCATCCGTTTTTATTTGAAAGTCGACCCCGACACGTTAACGGATGATGAATGGGCAATGCGCTTTGAGGAAATTATTTTTGTATTAAAGTTTAATGGTACAATTCAAGAAAAGAAATGAGCAACAATTCAGTTGAATACATATTAAGTTTAAAAGATAAGGTTAGTAGTGGTATTAAGTCGGCAACTACTAATACTGAAAAGTTAAACAGTACTATGGGCATGGCTCAAAAGTCGGCAAGCGGGCTAAAAACAGCACTTGCTGCTATTGGCGTTGGACTTGGTATCAAAGAGATTATAAGCACCACAGCCGCAATGGAAGGGTTGCAAAATCAATTAAACTTTGCGAGTGGTTCAGCCGAACAAGGGGCAAGAGATTTTAATTACTTGCGTAAAACTTCGCAAGAAATGGGATTGGATTTTAATGTTGCAGCCACAGCGTTTGCAAAGTTTAGTGGTGCAGCAAGAGGTACATCAATTGAGGGGCAAAAGTTACGTGATATATTTGAGGGCGTTGGTATGGCATCAACTGTTATGCACTTATCAGCAGAGCAATCAGAGGGCGCATTTAGGGCATTAGAACAAATGTTATCTAAAGGCAAAGTAAGTGCAGAAGAATTAAGAGGGCAATTAGGTGAAAGAATACCAGGAGCATTTCAAATTGCAGCAAGAGCAATGGGAATGACTACAAGCGAATTGGATAAGTTTATGAGCCAAGGCCTATTAATGAGTGAAGATTTTTTACCAAAGTTTGCAGCACAATTAAAGTTAGAATTTGCAGGCGGTATGAGCGCAGCAAGTGAAAGTTTAAGTGCTAATTTAAACCGAATGAACAACGCATTTTTAGAAATCAAGTTAACGCTTGGTGAATTATTGATGCCAGTCATACTTACCGTACTTGATGCAATACGTTCACTTACTGATTTTGTTAAAGAACATGCAGTTGCTATATCGGGCTTAACAGGTGCATTTGTTGGCCTTTATGGTGCTATTTTTATTTACAATGCTTATATGAAAACAGCAGCAATTTGGTCAGGTGCTAAATTCATTTGGGGCATTTGGTCACTTGCAGCAGCATTGGATGGTGTTACCGTTGCACAATGGTTGCTAAATACCGCATCGGCTTTCTTTGCGGGTTTAACAGGTGTTGGTTTGTTTGCCGTTGCAGCCGCAGGAGCAGCAGCATTGGCAACAGGCGTAATGGCGGCCAAGTATGCTTATGATAAGTTAAACAAATCAGCCGAAAGTGGTGTTGGTGCTGCTAACAAAGCACTTAACCCAATGGCAGGCGGCAATACAGCCAATGCTGCTAAAACAAGCGCAACCGCTCCCAAAGCCAAAGGCGGCACTTCGACATCCGTTGTTGAAAGTAGGGGCGTTCAAAACTTCAACATATCAATTCAAGAGTTTGGCAATATAGTGTTGAACACAACTAACATCAAAGAGGGTGCAACACAAATCAAAGAAACAATCACACAAGCGTTAATCGAAGCGGTTAATGACTTCCAAATTATGGCAACAAAATGAGTTTAAAGTTTTACATACCATCCCCCGCAGCAAAGACAAACTTTCGCACCTTATCAAAGGGTTTCGGACTTCCATTGGTACAACGTGCGATAGTTGAAGCAAGGAATTTCAATATTAAAACAGATCCACCCGATGCAACAAGTTTATTGGGAACACCTGTTTACGATACGCTATTCATTGAACGGCCTAATTATACTACATTTGAATTTAATGATTTTACAAACAAATACGTACAAACAGCAAGTGCGCTTGACTACAATAAACCCGCAGGGCAGGCAATAACGAATGACACGCCCGATAACACTATTGGCCTATTCCTTAACGGTGTTATCATTGATGCAACTATTGTAAAGAATATCATTAAAACAGAATTAATCGACCATGTAGGAACGGTTAAAGAGTATATCGGACAAGGTGATATTGACTTAACTATACGTGGCTACGTGGCTACACAAAACCCCGATGAATATCCCGATGTTGAAGCGAGGTTGATTAAGGCATACGCATCGGCACCGGTGGCATTGAATGTAACATCGGTATTTTTGAACGAGATTTTAGGGGTAAACAAAATAGTTGTTGATAGCTTGAACATGCAACAGCAACAAGGGATGCGTAATGTGCAATACTTCCAACTTAACTGTTCAAGTACAGTTGATTACACCATAGCAGAAAAAAAGAATGTTTAGAATAGTTTGCCGTATAATATTAGAGCAGCAGGGCAATGGCCGCAATCAAACGTTTATCTTTGATAAGGTCAACAAGGTAACGGTAACACGCTCATTTGACAAGCAAACACAAACGGCATCAATCACTTTACCGCGTAATGTGATATACAACAGCAAGAACATATATGAGGGCGCAAACGCATTGATGCGCAGGGGCGATAAGGTTACAATCATAGGAGCATATTACCCAAACGAAACCGTTATATTCACAGGTTACATTGCAAAGATTAACAACAACGTGCCTATCGAATTATTGTGCGAGGATGAAATGTTTTTGTTGAAGCAGGCCATAGCACCAAACTTAACTTTTAAGTCGGTTAATTTGCGCACGTTTATTGCTAAAATGCTTGAAAACACCTCAACACCATTCAAGGCCATCAATGCTGAATTAGGGCAGATACGGTTACAAGGGGCAAGCATCGGTAAGGTGTTGCAAGTGTTACGTGACCAATACGGATTGTTTTCGTTTTTTGTTGATGGTGTGTTAAAGGTCGGTTTGCCCTTTTATAAAGACACAGCGCAATCGGCCGTGTTTTTGTTTGAGAAAATGATATACGATGGCATGGAGTTGACATATCTAAAAAAAGATGATGTTAAAGTCCAAGTCAAAGGTATATTGATTAAAAACAATGCCCGAGAGGAGTTTACTTATGGCGATCCCACAGGTGATATTCGCACGGTGTTTCAATATGGTGGAACGAAAGCCGATTTAGATGTTAAGTGCAATTCGTTTTTAGAGCAAGCGAATTACACAGGTTATTATGGCAGTTTCAAAACGTTTTTAGAGCCGAAAATGATACCCGGTGATTATGCCATTGTTGACAGTTGGAAGTTCCCAGAGCGCAAAGGTACATACCTCATCAAGTCAGTAACAACAGAGATAAGTGTTGATGCAGGTGGCAAGCAGACAATCGAATTAGAACGTAGAATATTATGAGTAAGGAAGTAACGGACATAAGGCAAGCAATACAAGCGTTAAGCGGTATCACTGATTTGACTTACGAGGGTGTAGCGTGCAAGGTGAGCGACATTGATTTGGCTACGTTCACCTGCACATGCACCCCAATAAACGGTGATGCAGAGTTCTTTGATGTGCTACTCAATGCCGATGCTGATAAGGGATTTACATTGATACCCAAAGATGGAAGCGTTGTAATCGTACAACAAACATCACAGGCAACGGCCTATGTTAGCATGGTGAGCAAGGTTGACCAAATATACTTGGCAGGCGATGCGAATGGGGGGTTGGTTAAGGTGAATGATTTAGTAAGCAAATTGAATAGAATTGAAAACGATATCAATGTGTTAAAGTTAGTGTTTTCAACTTGGGTTCCTGTTCCAACTGATGGCGGGGCAGCATTGAAAACGGCAGCAACAGCATGGTTTGGGCAACAGATATTACCAATAACTACAATAAACGATTTATCTAACAACACAGTTAAACATGGCAACGGCTAAAGATTTTCTGCAAAACAATGATAACGATTTGCTAATTGAAAACAATGATTTTGTTATCGGCAACAGTGATGAGGACCACATTGTTGACATTATCAATTCAGCGCAAGGCGATTGGAAAGAATACGTGCTTTGCGGTGTGAATATTGATAACTACCTCAACAGCAGCGGTGCGCAGTTGCAATTAAAGAAACAGATACTATCACAACTTGCGCAGGATGGGTATTCATCAATAA